CCTAAAACTAGCGAAAGTCCCACATTCTTCAACGAAAAGAAACCGGTGCACAGTTATGTGGCTGGTGTGTTATTTCAACAAGGCTTGAACAATGACACTGTTCGTGGCCCAATTGGTTCCAGTGCCCAGAGAGAAAGCCCAAGCAACTGCTATGGAATTAGCACTCCGGGTCGCGCTATCTATCAAAGCGGACTGGGTGACACCAACAATCCCAAGGCACTAGATCAACAAACGCTACAAGGCATTGCTGTGATTGGACGCCGGGGTGGACACAGTTTTGTCATGGACGATGGAGCACTAAATGGATCTGATAATTTGGTCAGAATCAGGACCGCCAAAGGACATCAGATAACCATGAGTGATGACGGCAACTGTTTTTATATCTGTCATGCTAACGGACAGACCTGGGTCGAGCTTGGACAAGAAGGCACACTTGATGTTTACAGCACCAACAGTATAAACATGCGAACCGAAGGCACAATAAACCTACATGCCGACGCAGATGTTAATATTTTTGCTGGCGGAAGCATGAATCTCAAAAGCATCAAAGGTACCAGTATACAAAGTGATGGAGATGCTGATCTGGCAGGCAAAGGTAAACTCAGCCTGTTTGGAGAAAGCAGCATGGCCATCAAGAGCGGTGGAGGACTGGCAATCAAGAGCGGTCTAGGCAGTTGGGCGTCAGAAGGACAACTCAGTTTAACTGGCAGCAAGGTCTTGCTCAACAGTGGTGGCGGACAGCCAGCAGACGCTCCTACTGCAATAACCAAATATCTAATGCCCGGCGTGGAATTTAATCCCAGCACTGGTTGGCAAACCAGCTCTACCGGTACTGAAAGTTGTTGTACCCGGGCACCCACACACGAACCGTATGCCTATCACAATCAAGGTGTATCTGTGCAGTCTTCAATTGTGCAACCGGGACAACCAAGTCCTCCGCCCGATGCAGCTGCTTTACCAGCTGGAGTGAGTATCACAAAAACATCATGAGCATATTCAACTATACTCTTCCTTCAGGTTCTACATTCAGACTATCTGCACCTGCTGGCACCACACAGTTACAGGCTGATTTGATATTTTATGGTCAAGTGGCCGCTGGGGCATTGGTGGGCTACAGCCCTGGGCAAACACTGACCGGTGCCGCAACAAACATTACCAAGTTTGCGCTTAGTAGATTGGATCGAGGAACAGCCGGAGTTGACAACCAGGCAATACTTTCGTTGATAGGTAGTGGTCTAGGGGCATCAATAGCAACAAACAACGGACTAGGGATATTGACAAATAATTCACTGAATGCATTGACCAACAGCATATTGAATACATTGGCAAATGACGGACTGGGCATATCAACAAATAATGCACTACTGAATGCGTTGACAAACAATGGACTAGGGATATTGACAAATAATTCACTGAATGCATTGACAAATAATTCACTAGGTACATTGACAACCAGCATACTGGATGCATTAACAAACAATGGATTGAATGCAATTTTGACGTTGAACAATTTGCCCACCAGTACTGGAATACCCGCATTGGTTAACACGCCGTTGACTAATCCAATTAATCAAGCCAATTTAATAAACATCAACACAGGTCTTCCTGTTGCAGCAATTGGGCCTCTCAGTTCAATACAGGTGCAAGGTATCCTGGCCCAGGTGGCCAACCTGGTGGATCAGCCCGCCGACACAATGAGTGACGATAAGGGAGTTGGACAATACGGTCTAAGCTGTGTGCAATTAGAACAGGCCGGGTATGTCAAGCCCAATACTTGGAAACGATTTATATTTGATCCAGCGCCGTTGACCAGTGTACTGAGTTCTCCTGGAATTTGGACTGGCAAAGGCGGAATTACTACAGCCGCACAATTTTTAGCAAATCCAGGAACACAAACTAGGGCCATGACATCGTTACTACAAGATGGTTACACTGGGCTGGTATCAAATGGAGTAATAACTCCATCAACCACACAGGCAATAACAGCCAGTGTTGGACAGGTGTTTACACAAAATAGCGTGACCAGTGTCTTGACAAATACCGCAGTGGGAGATGTAGGTGCCTTGGTTGCCAACGCAGGAAGATTTGGATCAGCAGCCACAGCAGCCTGGAGTCAGACTAGTAATTTAACAAGTTTAGTAAATGGACAGCTTCCAAATCCAGCCGGTGTTCTTAGCGGTCTAAGCGGATCATTGAGTACCACGGTTGGTAATATTGGACAAAGTGTTAGCTCGCTGACCAGTAACCTTGACATCACAGGCAAGGCTGCACAGTTTGCCACAGCATTTAGCAATCCAACAAGTGCAATTACTAATTTAGCAAATACCGATGTAGGTGCCCTGGCCACAGGTGCTCTTGACAATGCCACTGCGGCTGTTTCTGGTGCAATTGACAATGCCACTGCGGCAGCAACCGGCGCTGTCAGCAGTGCGATTGATGCAGTCAACGGTCAAATAAGCAACGTAACTGATAAACTCAATGGTTTATCTAATTTGAGTTTAGACAGTCTTAGCAATATATTTGGTGGCGGAGCTGGCGATCTAGTAGCAAAAGTACAAACCGCAGCTGGATTTACAAACACAACAAATCGTGCCACACTGGATGTGGCATTTGTTAAGATACTAGGAAGTTCTAAAATACCAGTGCCTTCGTTTGAAGCACCATCGGCTAATAGTTTGTCTTTGAGTTCTCTTGCAGATATTTCATCAGCAGCAACAATCCTACAGAACTTAAAAAGCCAAGGCGGTGCGTTATTAAGCCAAGTCTCTCAAGCACAAAATACTGTGACAGGGCTAATAAGTCAGGCACAAAATACTGCATCGGGAATATCCACGCAGGCCGGCGGTGTGATTAGTAATGCTTTAAATCAAGCGAGACCCACCTTTCCACGAATAGGATAAGAGTAAATACATTATGACTACGTTTATTGGATTTAATACCATCAATCAAAACAAGTATTTTACTTTAACTGATTTTGAACTGATCAAAAGAGACTTGCTAAATGCTTTTAATATTAGACAAGGTGAACTGGTGGGCCGTCCTGCCTACGGAACTACCCTGTGGGACATGTTGTTTGAAAATCAAACACAAGATACTTTGCAATCAATGTACACTGAAATCCAGCGTGTAGCAGCCGGAGATCCTAGGATTTATATCAGCGCCCTAGAAGTATTCCCACAAGAAAACGGCCTGTTGATACAGCTTGAGCTTACCGTAGTTCCAACCACAGACGCACAAAGATTGAGTGTTTTCTTTGATCAGACTCAGCGTGTAGCCACGTATGTTTAACTACCCAGATTATTAATGCCATAAATACAAAACACTGGAAGAACTATGGCTACAACTACAAGACAAACTGTAATATTTGGCGTCGAGGATTGGAAACGGATCTATCAAACCTATAGAGAAGCCGACTTTCAAAGTTATGATTTTGAAACACTGCGTAAAAGTTTTGTAGATTATTTGCGCCTGTACTATCCAGAAACTTTCAATGACTACATTGAAAGTAGTGAATTCATTGCCTTGCTTGACGTCATGGCTTTTATGGGCCAGGCACTGGCATTCAGAACAGACTTAAACACCAGAGAAAATTACCTAGACACAGCTGAACGTAGAGACAGCGTGATCAAGCTGGCCAATTTGGTCAGCTATACTCCGTTGCGTAATACCGAAGCAAGTGGTTATCTCAAAGTATTCAGTGTCAGTACCACAGAAAGTGTTTTTGACTACAATGGTATCAATCTTGCCAACCTCACTATAAACTGGGCTGATCCTACCAATCTTGATTGGCAAGAACAATTTACCGTTATTATCAATGCCTCCTTGGTCAATACACAACGCTTTGGTCGCCCAGGTGCTAGCCAAGATATCCTTGGAGTTGGCACACAAGAATACACTATCAATCTTGTTCCAGGGTTTTTACCAGTGATTCCATATACTGCCACAGTTGATGGAGTCAACATGCCTTTTGAAGTGGTCAACGCCACCGCAGTAGGACAAGATTACATATACGAACCGCCGCCGTTGCCTATTGGCAGATTCAATGTTTTATTCCGTAACGATCAATTGGGCTTTGCTAGTGCCAACACCGGGTACTTTTTCTTGTTCAAGCAAGGTACGCTACAAAATCAAGACTTTAATTTGGCCGAAAGAATTACAAATCGTGCGGTCAATATAAACATTGAAGGCGTTAATAATACCGATGTGTGGTTGTATCAATTGGATAATGTGGGTAATATCAGCACTTTTTGGAGACCAGTGCAAAGTGTTTATGCAGCCGCAGTTGAACAGTTGGCCGTAGGCACACAAAATATCTACAGTATTGCCAGTCGAGTAAATGATCAAATCACTTTGAATTTTGGTGACGGCATATTCAGTACTATCCCTGTTGGCACATTTAGAACTTATGTTAGAGCCAGCAATGGATTGACTTATATTATCAATCCGCAGGAAATGCAAAGCGTACAGATCCCCATCAGCTATGTGAGTCGTACTGGGCAAATTGAAACACTGACCTTCACTTGCGGAATTACTCAGCCAGTGACCAATGCCCAGTCTAGAGAAACCATTGCTGAAATCAAACAACGTGCTCCTGCACAATACTATACACAAAACAGAATGGTCAACGGCGAAGACTATAGTAATTTTCCATTTACACAGTACAACAGTATACTAAAAAGCACAGCGGTAAATCGTGCCAGCATTGGTACCAGCAGATATCTTGACCTAGTTGATGGTACAGGAAAATATTCCAGCACTAATATTTTTGCCAGCGATGGTGCCTTGTATGAAAGCAATTTAACACCGGCATTTTTATTCAGTTGGCTCAGTATCAACGACATCAGCGATGTGGTATATAATCAACTCAATCCATTGTTGGCCAAGGCCGGTATGCAACAGTTTTACTATGCTAATTTTCGTCCAAGACCACAGCTGGCCTCGTATCAATATACTTGGCATCTCAGCACAGTTATAACAAACGAAGCCACAGGCTATTTTGAAAACAGTGCAGGACAACCAGTTCCCATTGGTGAGTATGCCAGCAACAATGCCAAGTATATCACAGTTGGTAGCCTG